AGTGTTCTGTCGTATCGATAGTGTGAATATGTGTCGCGATAAGCCTGGCCTGAACCACATTTTTTATTGGCTGATTTAAGTAGCAGGTGAATGTGTTCGAACTAGCCTGTCCTATAGAATCGATGGTCACAGTGTGGTACTCATAGTTGAGATCAGGAATTGTCTCAGTTGGCGAGGTGATGAGAGCCATTTCTATTAGCTCAGATTAAAGATCCACCGATTCCATCCTCAATCCCATAGCCCGCGAGGTCGGACACCAACTCTTGCGCGCCACAGAGGCCACCTGGGGTGAGACTCTTTGTGTAAGCGCTACCATCCTTGCGACCAGGGGTGCACTCGACTTTGTTTTTGAGGTCGAATATGGATTTCTCAACAACAGTCTTAATCTTGATTGGCCTGGGTTGGTAGTAACTCACAGGTCCTCGAGTCGCAATAAGAGCGCAGATGATCACCAACAAAATGGTGACGGACATGAGAGCGTTTCGGTCAGCCTTGTTAAACTTGAACATTTACTATAGGTTTACATTTTTTTAAAGTGCGTTAAAGGTATTTTTTTAGTTTCCATATAGAGAGTAGATGGACGAGGAAATCGTACTCGACCGTGGAAGCACGACTGTGATGAAACTCGACGCTGACGAACAGGCGCTGATGGATGAGATTCAGATTTCGGCGCCACGCCCAAAACCTGTACCCCGTCCCACAAAAACGGCGTTCAGACCACCCCCTTCCCAACATCAGGAGGCGATGGATGCGTTCGTGAATCCCAATAAGCAGTCTGAACCTGCTCAACCCCAGCAAAATGAGGAGATTGATTATGGTGAAGATGAGGAACCCACATTTTACGATGACGAGCCACCAGCTCAGGATGAGCAGCCCTCTAAGGGGTACACCTCCATTGATGAGGAGAAGGCGGACCTCATCAACAAACTTGGACGTCTCGAGAAGAAGGGGTTCGCCGTAAACAAGAGACTTAACGCCTACTCGAACGTCGAGGAGCTGAGGTCGGAAGTTAAGCGGATCACCTACAGTATTGACGTTGAGCAATCGGTTCGTTTCTCGAGGCGCATGCTCGTAGCCTGTGTGACTGGCCTGGAGTTCCTTAACAAGAGGTACAACCCATTTGAGATTCAGCTCGAGGGTTGGTCCGAGTCTGTGATGGAGAATGTGGATGACTATGATGGTGTCTTTGAGGAGTTGTACGTTAAGTACCGCTCGAAGGTCAACGTCGCCCCCGAGGTGAAGCTCATCATGATGTTGGGTGGTTCGGCGATGATGTTCCACTTGACCAATAGCATGTTTAAAAGTGTGATGCCTAACATGAACGATGTGATGAAGCAGAACCCTGACCTGGTGAAGAACATGATGGCGGCTGTGCAAAACACAACGAGATGCAGGGTCCAGGTGTTGACATCTCTAGCCTAATGGGTGGCATCATGATGCCTCCACCCCCACCCATGAACACGACACCTCTCCAAGCTACCGACGCTTCTATGCCTTCGATAGGGGAAGAGGATGATGATGACCTCTCTGATATTGTCTCCATCTCGGGGGAATCCACGGGTGGTGAGGTCAAGGAGGTGAACGTTGGGGGTACCACCAAACCCAAAAGAAATACTCGAAAGAAGAAGACGGAAATTAATCTCTGATTACTATATAAATGATAGCGTACTGTCCGCTGGAGGATTTGGAACCTCCCATCAGGCCGAAGCGACCTGTTGTTGAGTCCAGGGCCGTAGAGGTGAAACCTCAGATCGGTCGCGAAGAAACTGAATTGAATTACGTCGTCATGGCTTTTATCGTTGGCGTTCTTATCTTAGCCGTTACCGATTCCATGAAGGCGTAAATGTTAAGTGTACCTCGAGGTTTTCCCTCGTCGTAGATTTAATTTCCGAATAGTATACCACCCAGACCATCCTTTATGCGTAGTACATTATAGTTGACAGCGTACAAGTAGATGGGGTCCCCATCCCTACCTGGTGCTACACTTGCACCACGAATTGTAAGTTTGGCATTGTCGAGACGACTGAAATTACAGGAACCTGAAGGGTTATACTGTGATGCATTCATACAAAAATGGTATGCGTAATACCTTGTGTAAAACAGAATGTTCCTCGAAATGTCATATTCTGTCGAACCATACTCAGACTTGTAATAATTTTGGATTGTATGAAAATACATGGGTTTCATATTCTCAAATAAGGCTGTACCATTTATTTGTAGGTCTACACCAGAAAATGTAAAAAAGTCGTCAACATAGGCATCTGTTTTAGATTGAAACCCAAAAAACAATGACTTCACAGGGTGATTGAAGTAAGATAAATCTATGGTGTTGTAACCATTATCTGTGTTCAATGGGTGTTCAAAACGTTGAACCTGTGTTATGACAAAATCCATGGAACGCCTCGCAATACTCTCTCTCTCTTCTTTATCGAGGAAGATGTAGTTTCCGTAAATTTCAACCCTCTTTTCATTTTCGGTGAGTCCAGTCAGACTCGCTTCGTCATAATTTATTTTTATTTCAACTTGGTGGTTTTGAAGTGCAACGAGAGGTAAGAACGCCTTATGATTACAGAAAAAAAACTGGAGTGGAATGAATCCCGAATTGGTTGAGTTTGCTTTATTATTCAGTTCTCTGGATTTAGTGTAAGTGTCGGACAAATAGTTTGGCCAGATGTCAGCATAGTAATCGAAGTGCTGGGAGTCCACCTTTTGACCTCCAATATACAAATCAATTGTGGAATTATAAAACATGTCCATCAATTTATCCGAACCCTGAAGCCATAAAGCATTTACGACATCACCGAGAACGGGTATAGTCACTGAAGTGTCATTCTCATTTATCGTTTTAATAAACTTGGGGGTTTGAGAAAAGTTTGTGTGACGAGTAAACTTCATTCGAAAGAAGGAATGCCCTTCGTCGTTTGTCAAGTACATATCTTGAACTCCCTTGGAGACGAGTTGTATCAATGCACCAGACATTTAATAGTTGTTCAGATTATAAAAACAAGCACTTTCCCTGAGGGAATGCAGACTTTTCTTCAACCACCTTTCCATGAATCTTGAAACCACCTTGACGATACACCTTCGTACGCTTGTAATACATAGCCGTAAAGATAGACCATGGGTCATGGACGTCGTAGATGTGGGGATTATTCTTCTTACCCTTTGTCTCTCTCATGATTCTTCCAATACTTTGGGTTATATCTGACTTTGGAGACGCCAAGATGACAGTGTCGAGGGTTGGGATGTCGAGACCTTCGTGAGCCTGACTGAATGTTGCGAAGATGATTTTCTTCTTTGAAGACTCTTGAAGTTGAGCCTCCTTCATACCACCCATGTAGAGACCGGATGTCTTGGGGAAACATTGGTGGAGGAGTTCACAATGCTGCCTTCTATCACTGAGAACGAGGAGTTGCCTAGTTCCAGCTGAAGCCCTCTTCACGAGTTCGACAAGCATTTTGTTTCTTTGACGGTCTTCAACCAATTCTGTAATCATATTGGGCATAGATATCTTCCCATTCCTCATAGAGGGTGGTGGATTCCTATAGTTGGGGGATTCAAATGTGATTGGGAACACCTCAACCTGCTCCTGATTCTTCCTCTCCACGGCGAAAAAGGTGGGTCCCATGAACCAGTGAAGCACCTTGGTGAGTCCATCCTTCCTCTCAGGGGTTGCTGAAAGTCCGAATATGTGTCGGGGGCACAACTTGAAGAGACTCTGACTGAATACCTTTGCACATATATGATGTGCCTCATCTACGATGAGAGTACCCACGGTATCAAAATCAGCGAACGAATACTCCTTTAGGGAGAGGGACTGGAGCATCGCAATGACAAAGTCACAATTGACCTCCTTCTTATTCTGCTGAACCACACCAATGGTAGCACCTGGACAGAATTGCTGGATACGCTCTCTCCATTGGTCGGCCAGGAACTGTTTATGAACGACAATCATCGTCCTGTATCCCAATTTACAGGCTATAGCCAGGGATACCGTCGTCTTCCCATAGCCACATGGTAGAGACAAGATGCCATGACCTGCTTTAATGGCTGCTGCGAGTGCTTCGTTTTGGTGGGTTGTATCTCTGAGCTGTCCAGCAAACCTTGCTCTAATTCGGGTAGGTTCAGGTCGTTTGTCATACTTGGGTTCTCCAAGCTTAGCACTTCCATAGAATCTGGGAACACAGACTCCATTCTTCGCTGGTCTAAAAACTTTGAAAGGCGGTGGAGGAAATCCATAGTCCCCGTTGACTTGGGCTCTTACCGTAAGTTCCTTTTTAATTTCTTGAAGTGGACCCTCACTTACCAAACACCCAGTTCTAGTTAGGGTTGTCATAATTTACTTATTTAAAGATGACAAACTTTAAATAAGTACAAAATGCCTACCGTCGACGTTGAAGAGAATATCAAGAAGATTGAGAACAGTCTCGAGCATATGACCCAAGAGATTTTCCGTCTCCAGGGTATGCTCCAGACCTTCCGTGGTTTCCAGAAGGGTGGTCTCAAAACCATTGACCTCCCCAATGACCCCAATCAGACCACAGAGGCTCCCACCGAGGAACTCGAGAGTATCCAAGAGAAGCCCGAGTGATTTCCCACATTCCAAAACCCCTTGAAGTCCACCACAACTTCAACTTCATCCCCCTTTATAAGAGACTGGATGGGTCGCCCCTTGACCTCACACATCACTCTCCTATAACGGAATGGAACTTTCACAGTAAGAACATCACCATCGAGGGGGTCATCTATGATTTGATTGGTGAGGAAGTGCATCCTCGATGTGTGCATACCCCTAATGATTTCCGAAGCTTTTTGGGGAATCGTGAGACGTATATACTTTTTATTATTGAAATCATACATGGGTTCATAGACTTTAGCCCTGAACTTCATTGATTCCTGTTACGATAGATGAGTATTAAAACTATAAGTAGCACCACAACAAATGACAAAATTTGAGAAATCTCGAGAGAATGGAGTGGCTCCCTCGTTCCGAATACCTCATGACTCAGGCGTCTGGAAACCTCCGTCGCCGCCTCTAGACTCGAATAGGGTGTATCACGTGGGGACATCATACCACACATGGCGACATGTGGACACTTACCAAAGAAGGGGAGTTGACCATGGAGACTGAGAACCCCCGAGGATTGGGAGAATGACCACTTGTCATCTTCCCATGTAGCACCCCAACCTATGCGCATAGTTGTGGGCTGTTCGAGACCCAACTGCTCCAAAACACCCAACTTCAGTTCATCAGGGTTCTTCGAGAGAACTTCCTCGTTGAGGTCACAGATGACACACGAAACAGTTTTACCATCGGAGAGAACCTTTGGTTGAAGATTCCACTTGGTGGTGGCAACAATCTCTACATCGGAATTGAGTGTTACGGGGGTTTCGTAGTCAAGGAGGATGTTTATGGCACCGTAGGTACTCTCACGAACCTTCTTGTCTGCATCGGGTCCCCAATTATCCCCCAAGAACTTGAGGGCTGGGCTGTTATCGAGACACAAGAAGAGAAGTCCGTCATCCAATTGGGTCTCATCACTGAGTGTCGCGTTGTACCCATCTTCGAAGTACTCAACCTCCAACAATTCCTTTCCGAAAACAAAGTTTGCACCCGCCTCTATAAGGGCTTCCTCCATGGCGTCACACATCACCTTACCTGATACACGTTGGGTGTAGGCATGAGACATGAGTGTATGGTCAAAGCTCTTCACAAATTCATAGGCGGACATGACATCCCAAGTCACCCCATCAATGACGAGAGGGAGGTGTTCGACAAGTGCCTGACCCTTTTCGCTAAGGGTTCCGAGAGCCTCCTTGAGGGAGACACTCTTATACTTTTTTGACTGTGCGTAGACACGAGCAGCTAGGGATGTTAACGCACCACAATCCTTGAGACTCAGTGAACGAAAAGCGAAATTTATGTACTCCGATTTATCTACGGGGGTAAATATGTCATTCCAGTCAATATTCATCTCTGTGAGGAGGGAGCGAAAGTTGACGAATGCACGGTCAAAGACGAGACGGTGGGCGTGAAGGTCGCGAACCTCCACCTCGGGTTCCCACCATGAGCCACCCGCTGAGAGCTTTCTATCGTAGAGTGTCACGTCGTGCCCCCCTGACTTTAGAATTTCCCATGCTAGGGACATACCCGTGGGTCCTGCACCGATGATATGAATCTTCATTCTACTTTTAGCCGATATATATTTTTTCGTGGGTCAACGTGATCCCAGTATCAAGTAGGAGAGATAGATGATTATACGAGGCCAGTTTTTTTTCGCTCCTCGGGGGTCTTGAGGGCGTATAGAACAGTCACAAAAATAAGGGTGGAGAGGAGGGCATACTCAAAGTCTTTGGTCGCACTGAAGGCGATAAGCATCAGAGAGACGAAACGGAATACGTTGTTATCGAACAACATCCTGAGACGCCCGGGAATGACAACAGCGTTACCCGAGAAGAGACCCTGATACAGGATGATGAGAGAAAATACAACGGGTTGGGTCTTGATTAAATGTTCAACGGGACCAGTGATTGGTTTAAATGCATTTGCGATCGCCTTGGTCATATATCATAGATAAAGAAAAAACTTCTAAATGTATATTATGCTATGCGTGGCAAAATATTCACCTGTCAGAATTCCCAATAATCGGAAACTGCAGACATGGAAATTTGCGGGTAAGTTTCTATGGAAGAACGCCACTGTACAAAACAAAACAGAGCTTGGGCGTTGGACGAAGGGGGAACTCCTCGAACTTGGACCAACCTTTGTAAAAT